GCCATTCAAAGAAACTAAAATAAGTGATAATACATTTATCAGAGAGTTTGCACAAGATACTGATTCTGGAGAAATGACTTGGCATAGAGATAGAGAACCACGTATAATTGAATCTATTGGTGATACTGATTGGATGATACAATTAGATGATGAACTTCCTAAGAAAATTGAAGGTGAAGTTTTTATACCAATGGGTATTTATCATAGATTGATAAAAGGTACTGGTGATTTGAAAATAAAATTAATAAAAAAACCAATCTAAATTGAGTGGTTTTTTTTATTAGTCAATCTTTGACTTATAGTTTTCGTTGTAAAGTCTTATTACTTCATCATACTCACTTAGTATTCCGTCTTTGAAATCCGAGTTTTCGTATTTTTGTCTGTCGATATACTCTCTGATGTACGTTTCGTATTCAAGTTTTATAGAAATGTCCATAGATTCTTCATCTATTTCTACTGCTTCTGAAATAATATCCTCTCCAGCTTCATTCTTTTGTACTATATCATCTATGTACTCAACAGATGCGAAATTACCTTTCTCTAACATCATTTCGAGCTTTCTACGAAGCTTTCTGTTGTTGATAAGTAGATTGTTTGATATGGCTAAATCTATGTAGTCCTTCGTGTCTTTAATCTCATCAAGTTTATCAATATCCTCTTCTGTTATTACTCTAAACTTTCTGAATACTGGTGAATAGTTATTTGCATGAAAAGATACTTCATTTTTATCTAAATCTAATATAGTGATTCCTTTTTGGTCTCCTGTATCATTTCTATCCATTTGGTACAAAGACCCGATGAACCTAAAGTTTTTGTTTTGTTGAGTAATATGAATGTGTCCTGAGAAAACATCTTTGTAACCACCAAAGTTCTCTACATCGATTTTATCGGCATTTCTGTGTGCAACAGAGTTTAGGTGCATTCTACAACCATTTAAGTCTGAGTGACAGAATAGATAGTCTCCAGGATTACTACCAAGTTCTTTAATCATATCGAGTCTTTTCTCTACCCATGGCATTAGAACAAGCTTTTGGTCGTTTACTTCGATTGTGGTTGTACTTTCATATACACTTATGTTTTTGTTCATATAACTAAACATTCTTACCGAATTTACTTCATTTGATCCTTTATTCCATAAGTCGTGGTTTCCCACCATTATATGTAGTGGTAAAATATCTGAGATTTCTTTTAAAATCTTTTCTACTTTATTGATGATGATAATCGGAAGACTTGTTCTGTTATCGAATAAATCACCTAAGTGAATAAGTATGTCACCAGGCTTTGTGTTTTCTTTTAAATAGGGGATTACATAGTTGTAGAATGTTGATTCCATCATGTTCATCCATTTGTCTAAATTGTTTAAATAGATACCAAAATGAGTATCTGTTATCATATATACTTTCATTAAGTAATATTATATTTTCTTATTATATTAAATTATTTTATGTTAGTTGTTGGTATTTTGTTGGATAAAATATTTTCTATATCTTTATATTTCCAATATGGAATTCTAATTATATTAATATTATTTTTTAGACAATATTGGTTTTTAATTTCATCATTGGTTGATATATAATTTAGATTTCCTATTCCAAAATATTTATTCTCTCGAAAATGATGCTCCCCATCATATTCAATAATTGTATTATATTCTGGTAAATAAAAATCAAATCTTAGTCTTTTTTTTCTTTTGCAATCACTAAATGAATGTTCTCTTAGAAATAATATATTTTTACTTTCTAGATATGATATAACTGAGTTTTCTCCTCTAGAGGTTGAGTTACAAAGTGAACATCCGTGTCCATATTCGTGGTTGTAAATCAACTGACTAAATGTGCCGTGTTCTTGACAATAAATGTTAATAAATCCGTTATAAATATTTAAGTCATTGTATTCATATCTAAATTCGTGTAATTTTTTAATTTTACACAATCTTTCTTCTTTTATAGATGTTAATTTATGTGATTCTCTTGAACATTTTTCACATCCACTTTCTGAATATAAATGATTGCTTGGTGTTTGTTCAAACTCTCCATGTATCGGACATATTATAATAACCTTTTCTCTACTGTTTTTATAAATGGTTAAATCATAGTTATATTTATAATTGTGTATCTTCTGTGATTTTAAAATGAAATCTTTGCTTTTCTCATGCATTCTTTTTAAAGAATTTAACTCTTTTAGTACTGAGTTTTCTTTTGCTTTGCAATTTTTATTACAGAACTTTCTATCTGATCTACCCCAAGTAATTTCTTTATTACAATATCTATAATTACATCTCATATTGTTATATATTATATACTAAAAGTGGAAATGTCATTTATTTTAACATAATATGCAAATATGTAGTAAGATATACTAAACAAAAAAATATATACTTTATGATCTTACAAATGTATGATTAAAAAAATATAATTAAAAAATATGCCATTACCGCACTACACACAAATTTCCAATGTTGGCTCACCAGGTGGACCTGGAACGCTTCCTGATGAAGTAGTATACACTAACCTTTTTGAGATTACTTTTATTCTTCCTGTTATTTTACAGGCACAAAAAAGAGATCCTCTTTTGTTATTAGAGAATGCTACTAAAATAAGTTTAGCAAACTTAACAGAGTTTGAAATTGCTGCCAAAGAGCAAAGATTCAAATACTCTACAAGACAATTTCAAACAACTCCATCTAAGACTAGTGGTACTTTACAGATACCTTTTCAGGTAAATGTAAATAACAACGGTTCTATGGAAGTTTGGAATACATTAAAAGCTTGGTATGATTTACTTTTCAACTCACAAAATGGCTCACTTCACTATAAAAGTGATTTAATTGGAACTATTATTGTTAATCAACATGATAAAAAAGGAGTTGTATTGAGAAGAGTTACTTTTCAAAACTGTCAAATGTCGAAACTTGCAGGTTACGAACTTGATTGGGCATCAAATGAGATTGTTCAAACTGTAAATGCTGACTTTTTATATGACTACTTTATTGATGAATATATTGATTCAGGATTCTCTATTAATCCACCTCTTATGTCTGGATATTAATAACTATGATAATAAAATTAAAAAATCACCATTTGGTGATTTTTTTTTGTTATAAAAAAATCACTCAAAAATTGAGTGATTTTTTTTATTAGAATTTAGGTATACTCATATTACTTGTCATACTTGATGCATTCTTCATCATTGAATTTGTATCAGGCATTCCTTTTTGTTGCTCTCCTTCGTCTTTCTTTCTTTGTTTATCTTCATCTTCTGCAATTTCATTTACAATTTTTATGTTCTCTTCAAACAACCAAAATGGCCATTCATCCATAGAAGCTTCTTGTGTATGAAAATGTTTTTGAAGCATTAATTTATTCTTTAATATATGCTTCAAAGGCATCATGAATAACGAAAATACTTGAGGCTCCGTTGGGAAACTGCATTTCTGTGTGGACCTCCTCACCACACGGACACATTTTTTTTAGTTCTTTTATTCCGAATGTCATCTTGCCCACTGCTGCATTCAAAAATTGAAATGAAATATCATCCATTTCTTCGAATTCTTTTACTTTGGATTTAATTCCTTCATATGTTATAGAAGTTCTTCCATTCATCATAAATGGAATTATTTTCAAAAATGCCAAATTAGGATTTCTTTTTTCATTGTTTTCCTTCATTATATACTCAGTAAATGCTTTTTGAAGACCAATGTTAGGTGGTGTTAATTCAAAAGATTTACCATTAACGGTTTTAAAGTTATAAGATCCTGAATTTCTATTATAGAATTTTTCTAATTTTACATCTATATCATGAAATACAAAATTACCTTTACTAAGTTCGATACCAACTTCCTCACCACATCCACATTTTGCGTTTACTGATAATGAATTTCCTGCTTGGAACGTAAGTTCTCTGATAAGAAAAACTAAAAATAATCTATCTTGGTCTTTAATATCTAAGTATGATCCTATTTTTCCATCAGAGTATTTAACTCTCACACATGATTGTAAAATATCATTCATTTTTTCCACTATGTCATAGAAGTTATTGTCATCTACCATAGAGTATGCTTGAATTTCTTTTACTTGTGCAGGTCTTACCATAAAAAGAGTTCCTGTAGGATAGAATTGTCCGCATGGTAACTCTCTAATATCAAAATTAAAGTATTGTAAATCACTTACTTTTGTTCCTTCTACAACTGGTTTTTGTGTAGTATTATCATTGAAGTTGTTCTGATTCTTACCTGCATCTAAATCACTTAGATGTCTTTTTAGGTAGTCTTCTTCACTCATTTCTTGTTCTTTAGACATAATGTTATTTGTTATTTTTTAGGATATATATTAGATATATCTCTCTTCCTTATATCTTAGAATTTCAATAAAGTTTTTATTGAAATAAAAAAACCTCAAATAAATTTGAGGTTTTTTTTTATTTTAAAATATTAATTCTTATTGGAATCCACCTGCATTGATAGCACCAGTTCTTAGAATAGTTACGTTATTCACGATAACTCCCATACCTTTGATTGGTTCTACATATGTATCAAGTACACCAATTTGGTTATCAATAACTTCATTAGTATTGTTTTCTTCATCCATTTTGTTGAAGTAGTTATATAATCCATTTTTGCTCACATATGCTTCACAAATAACATCTGCTCTAAGTTTAATCTCAGATCTAATATCTGGTGTATTATATCTCCATTGGAAGTCTAACAACATTCTTGATAATTCTCTTTCAAGTTCGATAAGTACTTCTCTAACGTGTATGTAAGAAAGTGCTGATTTATAAAGAACCTGTGCAGTATTTTCAGTTTCGATAACATTTCCTCTATTTCGTTTGAAAACGATTGGATTAATTTGTGCACCATTTAACCATTCGATATCTGATGGTGTGAAATCCATTTCTAATCCTGTGATATTTGTAATTCTACCGTTAGTAACACCCGCTGCAATTGTCCAAGGTGTTATAGATGCTACATTTGATATATGTTTTCTCATATATGTTGTTGCAACATATGAAGCCGGTGGCATTTCTAGTGGTCTTCCATTATCATTTACTGATAAGTAAGGCATAAAGTAACCAACACATGTTGTACCAGCACCTTCTCCGAATGAGTAAAGGAATGCAGGTCCACTTTCAGGATCACCACCTTTTGCGATAAACTCAGTTTGAAGAACACCTTCAGAATTTACGAATGTTGGTGAGCTTGAGTTTTTAAATGACTTCATAGAAGGCATGTTTAAGAATCCAAACGCATCTAATCTTTCACCACAAATATCAACTAATTGTTGTTTAGATCTTTCTGTTAATCCTAATCCAAATGAATCGATTAAGTATCTAAAATCAATCGCTTCTTTGTTAGTTATTGCTTTGAACAATGGTGTTCCTTTACCAACAAGATTTAATAGAGCATTTTGTCTAGCTTCAGTACCATCTGGTAAAGATGCTTCTCTTACTCTAAATCCTTTTAAAGAAATCGCTTTATATGTTGTTGCATAGTTATCAACTGTTTTGTATCTCATTGTCTGTAAATCTGTACCAAATGCAGTTACTTTGATTCTTGCATCACAAGCAATTTCTACTAAATCTGGATTTCCAGCATATTGTCTTTTAGAAACAACTCTTGTAAGTTTTCTTGGATATTGACCTATGTGTAATGTAGTCTCATCGTAGAATGCTTCTAAGAAATCACCTACTTTAACTTCAGTATATCTTGAACTATTAACTAAAACTTTATTAGGAACTTGAACATATCCAGCAGGAACTTCAATTTCTAAAGATTGTTTGTAGTTTGTGATTGCGGAATTTATTTCGAAAGTTCCTGCAGTATTTACATTAACTTCTTCGTATGCTGTAAAAGTTTCGTCCATAAATGAAACATTTAAACTTTCTCCTTCAACATACATTTTAAGGTAATGTTTAGTGTTGTAATCTTTTATTATAGAAACATTTTGAACTCTTTCGTATGAAGTTTCTTCATTTACTCTAAATACATAGTCAAATAAAAGACCAGAAGGATCTATACTCGATTTTAAATCGCTTGATACGATAGTAAATGTTCCTGTGTTTATAGAAGCTCCTTTTATAGAAATTACATCATAAGTTAAAAAGTCTATTAATTCTGATGATCTAAAACCAATATAATCATAACCCGCAAATGAAGATGTGATACCTACATTTATTCCTGCAGTTAATCCAAATACCGTTACTGTAGATTCTCCGTCAAAAAAGTAAACATCTGATATATATTCAGCGTCAACTACATAAGGCGTATCATTTGCTTTTTCTAATATAGATTGTGGTGTTTTGTTTGCATTGAAGAAATCTCCTGTATTTACAACACCATCATAATATCTTGTATATAATTTAGAATATTTAGCAACAATACCAAATTCTTCTTCATCGGCAACCTCAACTTTAGTTTTTACACCTTTAGCACCTATTATAAACTCATTATCTATAGTATAGAATACTAAGAAACCATCTAAGATATCAGAAATATCGGAAATTTCAACTGGAAGTTTAAGCTCAAAAGATTTATCTTGAGTTGATGAAGTAACAATATTAGATATTGTTACATCTGCCAAACTTATTTTATCTCCTTTGTTTCCATCATGGCTTTTTAACATAACCATTTTTTCTTTATTTGGACTATCGATTAAATCAACAAGTCTGTTAAACATTTTGAATCTTCTATATTGTGCATATTCTTTAACACTTAAAGATGCATCTGTATCTGTAAATGATACTTTTATTGATCCTGTTGCACCAACAACTGGTTCGATGTAATAATCTGCACCTGATGTATTCCCAAATATAAAGTTTTTGAATCCACCACTTTTTATGTTTATGTTTTCCCAAACAGGACTTCCTGTTAATTTTTGTTCCAAAACTCTAAATTTAACATATGCTAAAACTGTATCAGAAGAAGCAACTGCTGGATTTCTCGAGTTAGTGCTATTCACTACTTTGAATTTACCTGTTGAATCTATTACAAATACTGATGAGTATGTTGCAGATACATTACTATATGGATAGTTACTTGTAGATATAGAAAGAGTAACTGAATTTGAATCTAAAGTCACTTTTTTATCACCTACTACCATAAATGGTTCATAATCCGAATTTACTAATGAATATGTTGCAACAATAGAATTTGTTCCATAATATGGAGTTGCCTCACCTAAAGTATCTAATTCGATATTATAGATATATACTTCTGAGAAGTATGGGGTTCTTTG